GCGAATGGCGGCTGTACTTGGCGCGGGGTGTGGATGAGTACCAACCCTATGGACAGCGATCACTGGTGGCACCAGTTGGCCGAGAAAAATCCTATTCGCGGAAAGTATCCTTGGAAGTTCTACAAGCAGCCCGGCGGGGTGGTCGAGGGTACGAGGGAGCATGAGGGCGCGATATTCTCCGCTGAGAAATATTGGATCAACAACCCACTGGCCGAGAATACGAATAATCTGCCGCCGGGGTACTACGAGCAGCAGTTAGCGGGCAAGACGCTGGACTGGATACAGTGTTACGCTGGGGCGCAATATGTATTTGTGCAGGACGGCAAGCCGGTCTGGCACGAGTTCTCTGATAGTTTAATGTCGGCTGACGTGCGTATCGAGGAGGGTTGGCCGGTTCACATCGGGCTTGACTTTGGTTTGACGCCTGCGGCTGTCTTTGGGCAGAAGATGCAGAATGGGCGGTGGCATGTCGTGCATGAACTGGTTGCCTTTGATATGGGGCTTGAGCGGTTCTGCCATCACCTGCTGGCTGACATACAGCAGCATTTTCCAAAGTCGGACGTACTGATCTGGGGTGATCCGGCGGGCGTCAAGCGTGACGAGATATTTGAGGTGACGGCGTTTGAGCATCTGCGAACTATGGGTTTACACGCTAGGCCAACCAGTACCAACGATTTTATGGTTCGGCGTGAGGCTGGTGCTATGCCAATGAACCGGCTGATTGACGGCAAGCCGGGGTTGTTGGTTAATCGTTCCTGCGCCAAGGTGCGCAAATCTCTGGCTGGCGGCTATCATTTTAAGCGTATGGCTGTCGGCGCTGGTCAGGAACGGTTCCGCGATGTGCCGAATAAAAACCAGCACTCGCACGTTGGTGACGCATTTGGCTATCTGATGCTGGGGGCTGGCGAGGTGCGGAACATCACGCGCAACAGTCAGTTTAGCAAACAGTTCAAGCAACTCAGCGCAAATATGGATTTCGATGTTTTCTGATTGGCGCAACGACCTATCCAGCAATAATGGCGTCAGTATCGTGCCTTTTCACTGGGGTCACGCGATGATGGCAGAATTAAGGCCGATGGATAAGGAGTATTTCGACACTGTGCCTAATTATGTTGGCTTGTTGAAAAGCTACGCTGAGAACGATATGTCTTGCACGGCTATGGTCGGCGGGAAAATCGCCTGCTGCTTTGGTGTCGTGCAGTATTGGCCGGGTATGGCAGAGGGTTGGATGCTGACAACTGATAAGGTTGCAACACATCCTGTATCACTTACGAGGGGTGCGCTACGATATTTCAATAAGGTTGCAACAATTCTTCAATTAAAAAGATTGCAGATGGTAGTTGATTGCGATAATTCGTTTGCAATGAACTGGGTTAATGCGTTAAAATTCACGCGAGAGGGCGTAATGCGTAATTACGGCCCTAATGGCAATGATTATGTTATGTATGCGAGGTATTTTTAATGGCCCCTCTTCTCAGAACCCCAAAGGCGCCAGCGCCTGATCCAGAATTGGCTGCGGCACAAGCACGTCAAGGCGAGCGTTTAGAAGCGCAAGAAGCGCAAAAGATGGCGGCGATTGCAGCGCGTAGGGCTGCGCGGCGCGTAGGCGGCAAGCGTATGCTGTTATCTGGCGAGCGTCAGGACGCAGAGGCCGGCGTTCAGACAACATTAGGAACATAAGATGCCGAAGGTCGTGTCAAAAGACGGTAAGGCTCGGCACTTTGCTTATAGCAAGGCTGGCATGAGCGCGGCCAAGGAATATGCGCGGCAGACTGGTGGCCGCGTTGTCGAGGCTAATATGAAAACCAAAATGGCGAAGAGGAAAACCAATGCCTAAGAAAAAAGGTAAAGGATACGGTAAGTAATGGCAAAGCAAGTTTGGGATAAAAAGCGGCCAAAGGATTTGGGCAAACCCAAAGAGCTTAGTGCGGCAAAGAAACGCTCCGCAATGAGGGCGGCTAAGAAGGCTGGTCGGCCTTACCCTAATTTGATTGACAACATGAGAGCGGCGCGAGGTTAATATGGCTGTATTGAATAAAAACGTAGGTCTGGTCGAAAAAGACATTTCGGCTGAGGACACATTTAGTGATGGCTTGTATGTCGAGGGCGACTTTAGCTTTTCGATTAGCGGCACATTCGTTGGCACGGTAACAGTGCAGCGCAGCTTTGACGCTGGCGCTACTTGGCGCGACGTTGACACATTCACTGCGCCAATTGAGACAGCCGGTTATGACGGCGAGCCTATCGTTGTTTACCGCGCTGGCATTAAGACCGGCGATTACACCAGCGGAACAGCGTCAGTTCGGATCGGTCGTTAATGGCTTCCCCGGCTTGGACACGCAAGGCGGGTCAAAACCCGAAGGGCGGTCTAAACGAGGCCGGGCGTCGCTCTGCCAAGGCGCAAGGTATGAACCTAAAGCGCCCAGTCAAGTCGGGCGATAACCCGCGTCGCGCATCTTTCTTAGCGCGTATGGGCGGGATGCCGGGGCGAGAATATAAGAATGGCGAGCCAACGCGCCTGCTCCTATCATTACGCAAATGGGGCGCGGATTCCAAGGCAGACGCGAAAAAGAAGGCCGCCGCCATAAGCAAAAGGAACCAAGCTAGTGCATAGTGTTGAGCAAATCCTAAAGCGGCACGATGCCGCGCAGCGCCGCAAAGATAACTGGCGTCAGATTTACGAAGATTGTTACGAGTTCGCGCTGCCGCAGCGCAATCTCTATGATGGCTATTACGAGGGCGGCGGCGCACCCGGCCAAAACAAAATGGTGCGCGTGTTCGACAGTACCGCCATCAACGCCACGCAGCGCTTTGCCAATCGCATCCAGTCTGGCTTATTCCCGCCATACGGCCAATGGTGCCGCTTGGAGCCGGGGCCAGAAATTCCAGACGAGCGCAAGCTAGAGGCGCAGATGGCGCTGGATATGTATAACGACAAGATGTTCAGCGTATTGCGCCAGTCTAACTTTGATCTGGCTATGGGCGAGTTCCTGCTTGATCTAGCTGTCGGCACTGCCGTGATGCTGATCCAGCCCGGCGATGACCTGACGCCAATCCGCTTCACTGCCGTGCCGCAATATTTGGTGAGCATCGAGGAAGGCGCTCACGGCAAGGTCGATAATGTTTACCGGCGTATGCGCTTGAAGGGCGAGGCCATCAAGCAGCATTGGTCTGACGCTGACATTCCAGAGCGTATGCAGCGCATGATTGACGAGAAGCCGACAGAAGAAATCGAGCTTGTCGAGGCTACACTTTATGACCCAGATCAGGGCGATTTCTGCTATCACGTTATTTGGGCAGAGGGTAAGGCCGAGCTATTGATGCGGCGCATGAAATCATCGCCTTGGATCGTGGCGCGTTACATGAAAGTGGCGGGCGAGGTTTACGGTCGCGGGCCGCTGGTAACAGCTATTCCCGACATTAAAACGCTGAATAAGACGCTTGAGTTGCTATTGAAGAACGCCAGCCTGTCTATTGCCGGTGTTTATACGGCGGCTGATGATGGCGTTCTAAACCCGCAGACAATCCGCATTGCGCCGGGCGCCATTATCCCAGTGGCGCGTAATGGCGGGCCGTCAGGTGAGAGCCTGCGGATGTTGCCGCGCTCCGGTGATTTCAATGTGTCTCAGATCATTATCAACGATCTGCGCATGAATATTAAGAAGATCATGCTCGATGACACATTGCCGCCCGACAATATGAGCGCGAGGTCTGCGACAGAGATTGCCGAGCGTATGAAGGAACTGGCGCAGAACCTCGGCTCCGCTTTTGGCCGCCTGATTACTGAGACTATGGTGCCGATGATTGGCCGCATCCTCTATGTTATGGATGAGCGCGGCATGATTGAAATGCCACTGCGCGTCAATGGCCTTGAGGTTAAGGTCACGCCAATTAGCCCGATTGCGCAGGCGCAGAATATGGGCGACATTGAGAAGATTATGCAGTGGGTGCAGATGTCATCAGCGCTTGGCCCAGAGGGTCAGATGGCAGTCAAGACTGGCAGCATTGCAGATTATGTAGCTGACAAGCTCGGTGTGCCAGCCGAATTGCGCACAACTCCAATGGAGCGTGAGCAGATGATGGAACAGGCCGCACAAATGGCACAGATGGCGGCAGAGCAAGGGGCGTTGCCAGAGGGCGGCGAACAGTAAATGAACCCAGACGGTTGGGAAGGCCTACATTCTGTAGAGCCTGATTTTAAGGAACAGGTAGATAAGGATGACGTTGATCGTCTTTATCTGCGCGTCTTTGGCAGTGACGATGGGCAAAAGCTGCTCACCCATCTGCGTTCTATGACAATAGAACAGCCTACTTGGTATCCCGGCGAGGAAGCAAGTCACGGCTATGCTAGAGAAGGCCAGAATAGTCTGGTCAGAGAAATTGAGCGGCGTATGAAAAGAGCGAGATCACTATGAATGAAACCGATGGACTGTTGGCCCAAGCTCAAGTAGAGAGCGAGGATAACCAGCAGCAGGAAGAACAAACAATTTCACATCAACTGCCGGACACAGAGCCATCACTTGATGATGTGACTGTAGCCAAAGAGGGTGAGGAGGTTGAGCTTTCAAAACCAGATTGGTATCCCGATAAATTTTGGAATGAGGAAGAAGGGCCAGAACTTGAAAAACTTGTTAAATCTTACAATGAAATTGTAAAAAAGTTTTCGCAAGGTAAGCACAAGGTTCCAGAACAGTATGACGATACTATTTTAAAAAATGCGGGGATTCCTGAAGATGATGAGCTTGCAGACTTTGTTAAATCGTGGTCGAAGGAAAATGGCGTTAGCCAATCTGCATTTGAGGATTTGGCTTCTAAGTTTGTTAATATGTCTCAGCTTGAAGCTGAACAAGGCAAAATTTCGTTTGAAGAAGAATATAAAAAACTAGGCAACAACGCTGATGTAATTATTAAAGAGGCCACGGACTTTGGTCAGAGCATGATCAGAAAGGGCCAATGGTCAGAAGAAGATTTTGAGGAGTATAAGCTAACGTGTGGTACAGCCCAAGGCATCCGCATGATGCGATCATTAAGAAACTTTTTGGGTGACAAGCCAATTCCTGTTGATGTTGGGCCAATTGACGGCGTTCCCTCTAAAGATGAGCTGATGGCGATGGTTGCAAAACCTGAATATCAGACTGACCCAGCTTTCCGCATGAAAGTTGAAAAATGGTTTGAGCAAAGATTTCCAGAGGATGCGCAACCTAGTTTTTAATGTAAATGCGG